TTTGCGTATGCTGTTGATGATGTAGCTGTATTGGCTGCTGGTGAAGATCCAATGGGTCATATCAGAAACCAGATTGCAGATGCTATCAACAAATTAAACTCTGCAAGACTATTCAGCTTGTTAGATGGTTTGTTTGGATCTACATTCGGACCATTAGGTGCAAACTCTTTAGATCTATCAAAAGGTGCTGCTTCTGGTGCAGATACAGATAATTTCTTGACAGCTTCTACTGTTGCAAGAGGAAGATCACTTCTTGGATCAAGAGGAGATGAGCTAGATACTCTAGTTGTTCATCCATCTGTTGCTTACTACTTATATCAAGTTGGTATGCTTACATTCTCAACATCTGCTCTCACAACTGGTGGTGCAGTAACTTGGGGTGGTGGCGGTGTCGGTGTTAATGAAACAAGCATCGGTCAGTTTGCTGGAATGAATGTTGTTATTGACTCTCAAGTTAATACAGTTCATCCTGGTACAACAGGTCATCAAAAAGAATTCCGTTGCTACTTAATTAAGTCAGGAACAATTCTTGAAGGTGAGCAATCTCCTCTAAGCATTGAATCAGATAGAAACATCTTATCTAAGCAGGATGTTATGTCTGTTGATTATCACAGTGCTTATCACGTTATGGGAACTAAGTGGACATCTGCTTCAGACAACCCAACTAATGCAGCATTAGCTAACGATAACAACTGGGGAATCACATATGATGCTGATTTAATTCCTATAGTTGAGCTAATCGTTAACTCACCACTTGATACTGGAACTAATCCTTAATATCATTAAAGTGTGGTCATCAAACCTCATCAATTATTGGTGGGGTTTTTTCTTTACGCTACAATAAAACTAAATTACTTTAATAATCGTGGCAGCTACTATAGACGCAACAATCAAAGGAGAAAATGCTAATAGTTATGTCACATTGACAGAGGCTAATGATTATTTTGATACCTCCCCAGATTCTTCTACTTGGACAAATAAAACAGATGATCAGAAGAAAAGATCATTAATATCTGCTACAAGATGGATTGATACTTTAGTTTTTTATGGAGATAGATGTGATGATGGTCAGGCACTTAAATTTCCTAGAAATAATTATCAGGTAGATGGTGTTGAACTTGCTTGTTCTAAAATTCCAAATAATATTAAATATGCACAATATGAACTAGCTAGAGCATTGGCGAATGATACTGATGCTATTACAGGTACTACTGGTAAAGATGGTAATTTTGAAGAAGTAAAATTAGGAGATATTCAAGTTAAGTACAATACTGCAAGTCAAGGAACTGGTTCAGTAAATAACATACTTGATGTCTATCCTTGGTTACAAAGTTATCTTGGAGCATATATGCTTGGCGGTGCTGGTAGTTTTCAACTTAGGGTGGTTAGAGGATAATGGCAGGTCAGTTAGATTCATTACTCAAAAATGTAGCAAAACAAGTTGTAGCTGACTTGGGATCTTCTTTAGATTCTTCTATCGTTTATACAAAGAAAGCATCAGGCAGTTATAACACAGCTACAGGTGTTTACTCTACAAGCGATACGACTTACAGTATCAAAGCTCCTGTTGAGTTTGTTCAATCTACTGAAGATGATGGTAGAGAAAGAAGAGAAGCAAAGGTTTATATAACACCTGATTTGATTGGAGATAATCAACCTGATTTTCAAGATGAAGTTACATTAACTTATGCTGGATCTACAAGAACAGGGCAGATAGTTAATATAGATACAAGACAGGGTGGACAGACTTATCTGTTTACTTTATTAGTGAGGTTCTGATGGCTAGAGCTAGAGGTATTGAAAATATAGAGAAAGATCTTACTGGAAATTTACAGCAAGACTTTAATACTTTTATAAGAGCAGCTTTGTCTGATTTGTCTAATCAAGGATCACAAAGATATAGCCCTGTTGATACTGGATTTTTTGCTTCAAGTTGGATAGCTGGAACTCAAAGACCTAGACCTGATGAGGCTAGAGAATCAGTTGCACCTTGGAGCAATATTAAACCAAGAAGAAGAGGAGATCAAAAAAATTCAAAAGCTGTAATTGAACCTAGATTTATAGATAAAATTAATTATAATTTCAAACCTTTTTCTAAAGTATTTATTGGAAATAGATCACAATATGCTGCTAGAGCTTTAGCTTCTCCAAACAGTGAAATACCTTCATATGTTCAAAATATTATTGGTAAAAGAATTAATGAAATATTTAACGAGAAGAAACCTAAAATTGGAGTTGCTACGTTTGGTACTGGAGTTAGAGGAGAACAAACAAATGTTAAATTTAAAGCAAGTGGTATTGGTAAATTTAGTGATCCTACTTCAGTATTTGTTGATTACACTAATCTATGACTTTAGTTAACACAAGAGCAGCTTTTGAAAAAGCAGTAACAGACGCAGTTGCAGCAGTAGATGCTACTGTCGAAATGGTTTATGACAATATGGTTTATAAAACACCAGGTAAGACTAAAAAATATATTCTTATGTCTGTAGATTTTGCACAAGCAACAACACAAACTCAAGGTGCATCACAGGATTTTTATTCTGGTGTTATTCAATGTAATATTTATGTTCCAAGAGGAAAAGGTAGTGCAACTTTATCTGCATTAGGAGAAGCTGTTATTGATGGGCTTACTTCTGTTAATGCTTCTGATTATACAGATACTTTTAGTTGTGATCCTAGAGTATTGGATGTTGTCGGCCCTGCTCCTATCGAATTAGATGACTCTTCGCATTTTCTTGGCTTAATATCTTGCCAATTTACCGCTAACGCTTAGTATACTAAAGTAAGTATATTAATTTTATGACTAGAGCAGTTGATCTTTTAAAAAACAAGTTTGGAGTTTCTCAACTCTATAAACATGATATTAAACAAAATGATGAAATTATTCTTACTGTTTATTGGCATCCTTTAACTATTGCTGAAAGAGAATCTATAGTTAAAAAAAGTGGTTCTGATAACTTAAATGATTATGCATTATTAATGATGATAGAAAAAGCATTAGATAAAGATGGTAATAAATTATTTCAAGATGGAGATAAACCTTCTCTAAGAAGAGAAATTCAATCATCTGTTCTTGAAGAAATACAAATAGCAATGGTAAATGCTGGTGCTGATAAGGAGGTAAAACAGGCTAAAGCCGATTTGAAAAGCTAATAAGGATTGGCAGTTTTTATTTTCTTTAGCAAAAACATTACATAAAACTGTAGCTGAGTTATGTGATACTTTGACTATTGAAGAAATGATAGGTTGGGCTGCATATAATGAAATTGAAAATGAAGAATATGAAAAACAAAAAGAACAAGCTCAAAGAAGTAGTGCTTTAAGAGCTAAAAGAAGGTAATATAGAGAAAATGTTTTAATTTTTATAGCAAGTGGCTAATTATAACGTTGATATTAGTATTGCCATAAAAAATACTGAGAAATTAACTGCCTTTAATAAACAATTAGATAATTCAGCAAAAAGAGCAAAAGAACTTAATCAAGGTTTATCAGAGATAACTAGAACTGCAAATAGTAATTTTGCAAGTTTTAATAATTTATCTAAAGCTTTAAGAGAAGCTCAAAAAGCATTTAATGACAGTATTTTAGGAACAAAAGCTAGTGTTTTGGCTGCTAGAGATTTAGCTTCAGCAGAAAGAATGGTTAATAAGGAACTTAAAGAAAGAACTGCTTTAATGAATAAATTTAGATTTCAAGGTGGTGGCAGTGGATTTAAAACTTTTAGTCAAAGAGCAGATCAAATAACTTCTCCAAATGTTTTAACTAATGCACAACAAAAGTCTATAGATAGACGAAATAGAAAACGAGGCATAATTCCTACACCATTTGGCCCACAACAATTTATTGGTCCATTACCAATGCAAGGTCCTATGCCAATGCAAGGTCCAATGCCAATGATAACAGTAGATAATAATCCAAGAATTTTAAGAAATATTGCTGCTAGTCAAGCAGCAAGACAAGATACTAATTTTGGTTTTGGTTTAGCTGGAGATCCTGTAGCTAAATCAATAAGAAGAAACCAACAAAAAAGAGAAAAATTATTGCAAAAAGAATTAAAAATAAGACAAAATATTTTACAAGTAGAAAAACTGTCTCTTAAAGTAGCATCTGCTGAAAAATCAACAAAAGCATTTGGAGTATCAGGTGGTCAAATAGGTCCTGCGTTACCTAGATTTTTTAGCCTTAAACAGCAGTTTGCTCAAGGTGGTATGTTTGCAGCTACTAGAGGAGAAAGATTTAGAGGTGCTGCTAGTAATGCTCTTATTGGTGGTGGTTTCCCCTTGTTATTTGGTCAAGGTGCTTTGGGAGCAGCAGGTGGTGGTATTGGTGGTGCTGCTGGTGGTGCTTTAGGTGGAGGTTTTGGTTTTGGTTTATCTATTGCTGGTACTGCATTAGCTACAAGGATACAAGAATCTATTGATTTTAGAAAGTCTGTTGCTGAGTTAAATAAAGAGATGGAAAGAATGGGTATTAGCTCAAATATCAGTTCAAGAAGTGTTATAAATTTAGGAAAATCTTTAGGTATTACAAAACAAGAAGCTGTTCAAACATTACAAGAGTTTAAAAGATTTGGAAAAGATGCTGTATTATTTGCTGAAAAGTTTAGAGGAGATTTTGGTAAGTTTGAAGCAGTTGGGCAAGCAACTGATATTGAATCTACATTAGCTGCAATTAAAAAATTCAATAAAGATTTAACTTTAGAAGAAGAATTAAGATTTATTAGATCCCTTAGAATTAAAGGTGCTGAAAAAACTATTAATGATTTATTAACTGATAGTCTTGATAAACAAAAACAGCTTGAAACAAAAGGTTTTGGACAGGGAGAAGGTTTAAATCCTGGTGCTAATAGAAAAAGAAAAGGTCAGTTAGATCAAGAAAAAGAAGCAACACAAGACATAATTGACAAAAATACAGAGCTTACAGAAAAACTTATAAATGTAAGAGATTTAAATAGACAAATAAAAGAAGAATCAATAATGGCTTCGATTTCTATTTCAGAGACTATGAAAGATTTAAATTTTGAAATGAAAAAATTAAATGATAGACAATTTCAAGTAATTGAATTTTCTAAAACAATGGGTTCTTCATTTGAAGAATCATTTAAAGGAATTATCAAAGGCACTATGTCAGTAGGAAATGCCTTTAGTAATATGTTAAATCGAATGGCAGATCATTTTTTAGATATGGCTGCAAAAATGATGGCAAACCAGTTTCAAAGGGGAATATTAGGATTGCTTGGGCAAAGTTTAACTGGTGGATTAGGTGGTGGCAATAATTTTACTAGAGATGCAATAAGTGCAACTTCGACTTTAACTCCTGAGCAACAAGTATCACGTTTTACTTTTGGAAGGGCAAATGGTGGTCCTGTAAGAGGAGGAAACAGCTATATTGTAGGAGAACGTGGGCCTGAGTTATTTAGCCCAGGTGTATCAGGAATGATTACACCAAACCATGCTCTTGGAGGTTCTACCAGTGTGGTGGTTAATGTAGATGCTTCTGGATCGTCTGTAGAAGGTGACGACCAATCTGCTGCACGATTAGGTGAAGCTATAGCATCAGCAGTACAGGCTGAAATTGTAAATCAAAAAATGTCTGGAGGTTTATTAAGTTAATGGCTAGTTTTCCAACAACAGTTAATCCTACTTATGGAGCAAGGAAAAATTCACAGCCAAACATTCGTATTGCCCAATTCGGTTCGGGGTATTCTCAACGGTCTACTTTTGGTATAAATCAAAATTTAAAAGTATATAGTCTTAAATGGGAAAATATAAGTGAAACAGACGCAGATGAGATTGAGACTTTTCTTGATGCCAGGGCTGGGGTAGAAAATTTTGATTACACTCCACCAGGAGAAAGTGCCAGTAAAAAACTTATTTGTAGAAATTGGAATAAAACAATACCTTATTTAAATAGAGCTACAATAAACGCAATATTTGAGGAAGTAGCTGAGGCATGACAAGTAAGCAAGTTTCACCAACATCTTCAAAAATTAGTGAAGAAATACAAAAACTAGAACCCTCCGCTTTAATTACTTTGTTTGAATTGAAACTTACTGTTGCCGTTAATGGTGTAGATCAAATTTATTATTATCATGCTGGAACTAATGAAATTAAAAGTAATATTGTTTTTAATAGTCAAACTTATGTAGCCGCACCTGTACAGGTAAAAGGTTTTGATAAAGTTACAAAAGGAACATTACCTCGACCCACTTTTACTGTTGCAAATGCTGATAATGCAATAACAAATTTAATGCTTTTATATAATCCTTTAAATGCAGAACTAAAAAGGATTCAAACACATAAAAAATTTCTTGATGCTGTAAATTTTTCCAGTGGAACAAATTCAACCGCAGATCCAGATGCGATAGCACAAACTGATGATATTTGGTATATAGATAGAGTTGCATCAGAAACACCTGAGTCAGTAGTTTTTGAACTTGTCGGTAAAATTAATTTACAGAATCTTAGATTACCTAAAAGACAAATTGTGGAGCATTGTCCTTGGTTATATAGAGGAACGCAATGTGGATATACTGGAACAAATTATTTTGACACAAATGATAATACAGTTAGTTCTGAAAGTGAAGACAAATGTGGTCATAAATATTCAAGTTGTTTAAAACGTTTTCCAAGCAAAGATGATAAAGTACCTTTTGGTGGATTTTTAAATGCAAGATTAAAGATCTGATGATATTTAAAGAAACTGCAAAACAACACGCAATAAAGGAATCACCGAAAGAGTCTTGTGGGATTGTTGTAAATGATGTTTATTATCCTTGCAATAACATTTCAGA